GTGATGTTTTAACAATCCAACAAGGTACTGCACAAGATCAGCGTATAGGTAATAAAATTAAACTAAAGCGATGGGTAGTTAAGGGATCTGTTTATTATGATCCTAATGCATTTACTGGTGCTCTTTATGATGAATATTTTCAACAAGCTCAGGGTTTTGTAGATATATATTTTGGTCGTCAATTAAACATGGGTAATGTTGTTCCTGGCAATTTACAAGATTTATATCAAAACGGTGGTACAACGTTTACTCCAACAGGTGCATTATTAGAACGTACATATAGTATTAATAAAGATGAATATAAAATCTATTGGCATAAGCGATATAAAATAGGTGCTGCTTCTACTTTAAGTGGGTATCAAACTAGTAATAATGATTATAAATTAAATCAAGAGTTTGGATTTGACATATGTAAGCTAGTATGTAAGAATAAGGTATTGAAATATTCAGATTCGACTAATACACCTGAGGATCAATTGGTAAGTAGTTTAACATTATGGGCTACATTTACATGTCCTAGTACAAATATACAGTATACATATACAGCTGAAGATAATACTGCTTATAGTCCTGCCAAAATATCGGTAACAAGTTATGCGGAATATGAAGATGCTTAGGTGTATTAATGACAAAACTAAGTATCCCCTGAACCCCCCTTTCAATCCGACGGTAAGATCTATTTATAGAATATTATTGTCGGAGTGTGGTTGGGTGATGGGGACAAAGTAAAACTTTAGTCCCCGTCACCCCCACGATTACGTAGCATATAATATTTATAGAATAAATCTTCTATAAATATTGCAAAATTAAATAATCATAATTTAGTCGTCATTCTCTTCTTCTTTCTTATAAGGCCTCAGTTTGTCGTCTTTAATAATGTATGTTATCCATCGGGAAGCTGTCAATTTACTATATAATGGTAAACAGTTTGCTAAAACTATCACATGTGGTTGGTTAAATACAAAACAATTTGCTTCAAATTTAGTGTTTGCTATTGCACCATCTGCTATTTGTTCAATACTGTTATAGCTTATCTTATTGTTTTCTGTTTCTCTGCCAAAGTTATATAGGAAACATGGTTTTTCTTCGGTTTCAAGGTAACTCTTATTATTGAAAGCGAGATTAATTATATCTGCGCATTTGCCACCATATGCGAAAGGTATTTTATAATTAATATTTAGGTATCTTAATAATTGAGTCTTCCCGCATTGCCCTTCTTTATCATACACCCAATGAATCTTACCTTCATTTACAGGTCCTTTTATTATTTTAACAATCGATTTTTGGAAAGATTTTAAAGTACTAATCGTTTTAACGGGTCTAACTACCTTAGCATTCGTTACAAAGTTACCTTCTTTCATGCAATAATCTAAATTTTGTTTCTCTGATCCTTTACATTTCTCCCAATGTATTTTAGGATTTAACTTTAATTCTGATGGTCTAAATTTATTCTTGCCTGAAATATATCCTTGTAAATGTGGTGTACCTTGTTCACCAACTTCTTTTCCGATGATATAAATTTGTATATTATCATTTTTGGAACTAAAATAATTATTGAGTGTATCATAGTCTTTTTCAGTATAATTATTAAATGTAAAACACCACTTTTTGGCAGGAGAGACTTGTTTAGTATTACCAAGTCTCTCTGGATCTATTGGAACTATTTGAGGGTTTTTCGCCATAATATTTAGTATAGAAAATAAATTTTCTTATATAATATTATATGCGTGGTGCGTCTAGAGGGAAATCATCAAAAGGTACAATCAAGTCAAGAAAGTCAAACAAGAGGCCAATCTCTTCTAATAAAGTTAGTAAGGGTATTAAAACATTGGTTAAGAAAGAAATTGCTAGAAATGTTGAGAATAAGATTACAGTTAATGCATCTACTGAACAGTCTATATTGGCAGTTAATTATAATACTAGTTTAATGAAATATATAACAGATTATATAAGTTGGGCACCACAAGGTGATGGTGATGTTTTAACAATCCAACAAGGTACTGCACAAGATCAGCGTATAGGTAATAAAATTAAACTAAAGCGATGGGTAGTTAAGGGATCTGTTTATTATGATCCTAATGCATTTACTGGTGCTCTTTA